TTGTTGCCGCGCACCAAAAGCGGCTTATCATCCGCGCCACCTTCGAGCGATTCCCCGGCCGTGGCGAAAAATTCGGTAATGCCAATCGTTTTGCCATCCAGTTTTTCGCAGAACGGGCAATTTTCGCCGCTGGCCTCCCAGATAAGCTCTTGGACGCCCTGGTGGGTGTAGTTGCCGACCACCAACCCATTGCCCGCCTGGAACGCCTGCCGCAGCGCGGTTTTGGCCGCCTTCTTCTCCAGCCATTCCGCCAGACGATCCTGTAACTTATCGCGGAAGATCTCACCAAAAAGGCTGCCATGCTCCTCCTGCGTTTCGCGTGCGATGGCCTGAATTTGGCCAGCGCTGGCGGCCGTGTACCCGGTGGCAAAATCTGCCAAATACTCTTCCACGAAATCGGCAATATCCGCCTGGGTGGTTGGCGACGCCAGATCCAACTCGCTGGCCACGAGCTGAGAGACTAACGCGGCCAGGCTCATCATCACCGGTCGGAATGCATCGGCTAGGACATCGCGGAAATCCGCGTAATAGACAACCAGCCAATCAAAAAACGTGCTCGTGTCACGGCGCCGCAAGTGCTTATCAAATGACCGCTCTATGTCCTGTACTTCGCGCCGTACCATGCGCGCTGCCACATCTTCATAGAGCGGTATGTACGCTTCCATCAATCGGCGCCGCTCCGCGCCGATGTCCGCGCGCGCTTCCCGTTTTTTTTTAGGCACAACCCGCCAACTGGGAGCGTCGCGGCAAGCGTGGCAATCGCATTCGGGATCATCGGTATGGCCAGGGATCAGGCCGCGCTCTTCCAGCCAGGCCAACGCCGCGGACCGCTCCTGATCCGCGGGTGCCATATTGAGAGGCAACAGATATTGATCGCCGCCCTCATAGGGGTTCATATTCTCGCGCTGGCGTACCTCATTCGGGCTCATCCAACCACCCTGCACAGCCAACTGGTACGCCTGGTAACGCTCGGAGGTCACACCCTGTAATAGCGCATCGGTTAGATGCTGGATCAGAAAGGTGTGTTTTTCCGTTGGCGTTAAGAGGTCGCGGCGTAGTGCCTGTTCAATGTTGGTCAGCCACGGTTGCAGGCTGTACTTTACAAAGCCGCTGGCCTGCTCTTCAATATTGCTAAATGTCGCGCCTGACATATCGGCGATCATGTGTGGCGGCACATTGAACCAGCGGGCAATCTCTGTGACCTGGAATTTACGCGTATCCAAAAATTGCGCTTCCTCCGGAGGGACACCGATTGTTTCCATCTCGATCCCCTCTTCCAGAATCCGCACCCGATTGCTGTTACTCAAGCCTTCATGATCCGCGTTCCAGCTACGCTTTAGATTGTTGTATGCCTCATCACTCATGGTGCCTGGGTAGCGCAGGACCACACCGGGCCGCGCACCATTGCCAAAGAAGCGGCTGCCAAATTCCTCTGTTGCCAGCCCCAGCCCGATTGCCTGCATCGCCAGTTTGATTGGGGAATAACCCACGATCCCGTTACCACTCAGCCCGCGAATGTGGTGTATGCGCCAGCTGGGCAGATTGGCTGTGGTGCCATCGGGCAGATCGACCAGGTAACGCAATTCGCCCTTGACGCGCTTGGGCGTGGTTTTGGCTGGGTTCAATGGCCAGAGCGCCAACGGTTCCCCGCCATTGCTCCATTCAATTTCAGCGTACCCGTTCCCGCGCCCAACCGCGTGGGCCATGAGCGTTGAGCGGAAATCAAACGCGGTCATCTCCGCGTTGCTTTCTTCTTTGAGCAGTGGGTAAAGCGGATGATCTTCCGCGCGCACCTTGCCCCGCTCTTGGCGCCGATAGGTGAGCAGGGGCAACATCGCGGTTGACCAGGCCAATAGGCGGATGGCCGCAAAAACGGCCGAATAGGTGATCGCATTCTCATCAGAGACATTGACCCCCGTATAGCTTTCGCGGCCCAGCCCGAAAATGGATGCTAGCGAATGCATGGATGGATGCCCGCCCGCCCGTTTCGTCAATAATTGTTGAACAATTCCCATATTTTTGGTTTCGTCTGAAAACAAAAAACGCCCACGGCCCTTGCGGGCTCGTAGGCGTCTAGCGCTCGAATACTATTTGATTGTGGTGGCCACCCGATCCCCCTCACACTAGATGCGATCTATATCGGGCACCACCATTGACAAAACTATAGCATAATTAATTTCTACTTACAAGCATGGGGTTGCTTACACTTTACGATTTATCCCCAATCCGCTTGCCATGGCAAGGGCAGCACAATCGTTCTATTCGTCAAGTACTTTGTTCGGACTGATAGCGCAGGATGTCCGAAAGTGTCAATGTTTGCCCCAGCTTCTCAGAGAAGAAGCGGAGCAGCGCCTCGGTCACGGCGAAATCAGCCGCCTTCGCCTGATCATTCATGATCTTCCACACCGTGCTTTTGCTAATTTTTGCCCCTTCAGCAATCTGCCTGTAGCTCAGCGTTTCACCACTCATCGCCTCATATCGTTCCTTTAATTCATTCAGTTGCCAAGTAATCATTATTCCTCCCATATCCTTTGAATTTGTCAGCATTTTGTCATTGTACCACGTTCGCAAACGTTGTCAATACGTCATTTGTCCTATTGACTTTCGTTCGCGAACGTGGTACAATAAGAGGGTAACAAACAGCTACAAAGGCACATTTCAAAACGTATCGGGAGGTACAAAATGAAAAGTTTCATTCTCGACATCGATGTCACGTACGAAACAATGGACGGACTCGAATTTGAACAGCGAATCTATCTGGAAGTAGTGAAGACAGACAATTTCTTTCAGAAACGAACAGAGTTGCTGGAACGATTTGAGAAAGCCCAAGGAGGAGTAGACATCGTGGGGTATGAAGTAGCCAACCAGGGAGACTACAACAATTGGTTGGCTCGCTAGGAAGTGCAAGGGGGCGAAAGCCCCCACGTAATGTGGGCAAGGGCGGTTACAACCCCGACTGAAAAACACAGAGTACGAAACCAGCACATTCACAAACGACTGGGAGGTCAATATGAAACAATTCTATGTGATTTACAAGCAAGCTGGCAGCCGTATCATTGAGAACGAATGGTTCGAGACGGAAACGGAAGCAAACGAGTTCAAAGAGAACGCAATTGCGGAAGGGTGCCAAGCGGTAGTGCGAGTGAAGAGCTAGAAAGTGCAACGGGGGCGAAAGCCCCCACCTAATGCGGGCAAGGGCGGTCACAACCCCGACTGAAAAACGCAGAGTGGGAAACCAGCACATTCACAAACGTATCTAGGAGGTACAAAATGGAATTTGGACAAATCGATACCAACAGCTTGATCGGAATCGATACCACCGAACTGGACGCAGAGCTCTGCAAGTTCATCGTCAAGTTTGGGGGAACGGTCAAACCGGTGGTGGTAGTCCGTGGGGAGTTCGACCAGGACCGAGCGGATTACCAGTATCGAGTGATTGCGAATCACGAGGTTGCATACGCAGCGCAGCAGGCACGGACAATCAAACCCCGTGAATGCGAAATGATTCAGGCGATGATTGTAGATGCCGAGCATGAATTCGAGGTAATGAAACAGTTCAGATAGTGCTAGTCGAAACGTAGGGGGCGCACAACCCCCTGCGTCTGTCGGAATAACCGCCCGACACTGAGGAGACAGGTTAGCGCCTTATGAGTATGGCAACTGGAACGGTTCTGGCGCTTTATAAAATATAAACGGTTGGAGTTGTAAGGGCCCGCTCGATGTGGCCACATCGAGCGGGTGATCGTCTAAATCCCTCACGAGTAAATGAAAGGACCAGACAACATGAGTGTACAACAATCACGTAATGAGGACCAACGGAATCAGACCTATGAGAATGTTTTACAGCAAATCATTGCTGGCCGCCAGGCCACAACGGCCGCGGCGGAGTTAGATCCGGAGACAATAGCGTTACATGATGAGGTCCAGATAACTGACATCCGTCAGCCTGGGTTGATTCAGCGGTTGTTGAATCGGTAATGGCCAAAATAAGGGCACCTGTTAGCAGGTGCCCTTATTTTTTTTGCCACCGCGATCCGCTGGCGGCTGCGGGTTGGCCACCGCTTCATGGTCAACGATGGTGGCCAACAGATCGAACTGTACGGATCGCTGTGAGCGCACAATTTCAAGGACCATCGTGTCACGGTTCAGGCGCCCATATAGACGCCCGTCGTACCGCAACTCAATCCATTCTCGTTTCATGATTCACCGTCCACCAGATGCCACCCGCAATCAGCAGAATCCCGACTAGGATCAGCATTGCAGCCAGGCCCAATAGCAGATAGACACCAACCGCAATCAGGAGGATCCCGACACCGACCAACAGATCTGATATCACAATACACGTACCCCGCGGCTCTCATAGACCGAATCGGGGGCGGGTTGATGGCGCGTCGCCCGGTCAATGCCCATGATGAGCGCAACGATACCGTCGATTTTTTCGGTGGATTTCGCCTTGTCTGGTTTGATATTGCCCGCGGCATCTTTCGACGCAACCACATTGCCCGCCATCCACGTCAATACCGGATTCCCGCCATGCGCCAAACGCCTGGCGCCGATCAGCCGCTCCAGTTCCTTGGTGGGCGCGTTCATGCTGGCATAGCCCTGGCCAAACCCCACGAGCCAATCCTCCCCGCCCATATCCATGAGCTTTGTTTGCACCTGCGACGCGCCCCAACGATCAAAGGCCACCTCCTCTATGTCATAGGCTTGGCCCAGCTCGTCAATTTCTGCCAGGATGAATTCATAATCAATCACGTTGCCCGGTGTGGTCATCATGTACCCCTGGCGCACCCATGTTTCATATTGCACGCGGTCGCCCTTGGTGCGTTCGATCATGGTTTCCTCTGGTACCCAAAAGCGGCAAAGCACTTGGTAGGGATCGTTTTCCACCAGTGGCGGAAAGACCAATACAAACGCGGTCACATCGCTAGTGGAGGAAAGATCCAACCCACCGAAACAGGTACGGCCGCGCAGCCCGTTGGCGTCGACCGATTGACCACAGGCTAACCAGCGCGCCGCGTTCAACCAGCGTACGGTTGCCTGCGTCCAGATATTGAGCTCACGTTGTAAGAATGAATTTTGCGCGGTGGGCATCTGTTGGGCCTGTACGCACTTGCGTTGCATGTCATCCAATTTTTTGGATACACCTATGTTGGGATTGGCTTTCACCCAAACGGCTTCATCTTCCCAATCATCGCCTTCCTGAATAATGTTGCCGTTGCTATCTTCCTTTTTGAGATCCAGCGTATAGATGATGCCCAGAAAGGAATCATCCGTGGCGGTGCCCTCGACAACCTTTTCGGTGTACTCATGAAGGTTCCAACAGAGCGAGAATTTGTCAATCCCCGAGGTCGTGATCCCAAAGATCAGGGATTGTTGGCGGCTGCCCGTTGCGGTGTCGAGCAGATCCCAGGTTTCGCGGTTCTTGTGCGCGTGCAGCTCGTCAACGATGGCGCCGTGTACGTTGAGGCCATCCATGCTGTCCGTGTCGCGCCCGAGCGGCTCCAACTTCGACGCTGAATTGACGATATGGAGATTGTCCCGAAAGGAACGGATCCGGCGCCGTAGAAATGGCGACGCCTGCACCATGCGCTTTGCTTCCGCCCAGGCAATGCGTGCCTGGTCGCGCTTGGTGGCCGCGCAATAGACCTCTGAGCCCGCTTCCCCATCCGCATCGAGCATATAGAGCGCCAGCCCGGCTGCCAGCGTGGTTTTCCCGTTCTTGCGCGCCACTTCCAGGAAGACTTGGCGGAATCGGCGCACCCATATCTGATCAATCTCGTTGTAACGTTGCCAGCCAAACGCCATGGCCAATACAAATTGCTGCCACGGCTCAAGCTGTACCACTTTGCCCGCCCACTCCCCTTTGGAGTGTCGCAGGAAGCCAAAGAAATCGATCACATGCTC